CCAAACGACATGGCGAACGAAATTTATTGCGGTATTTGTTAAATGTCACTGCATCAGATATCAGAGATATCGTTACCATGTACAGTCAAATAAATGGTAAGTATATAGCTCAAATTTGGAATACTAATTGCAAGCTAAAAAACTTCCATGATGTTGTAGTTAATATTTACAACAAGCAAGAGTATGGCGACGTTATGCTTCCGAAAATTCCTCAGCTACAAGCTGATGTAAACGGGATGCACTTTATGATCCCTAAGACTGCAGCTGATTTAATGACTGTAGGTAAACGGTTAAAAAATTGCGTTGGGTCATACCGAGATAAAGTCATGAAAGGGACTACTGCAATAGTGGTGGTCACTGACGATGCAATGAAGCCAATCGCATGCCTAGAATTGGATAATAAAGGTAAAAAGAAAGGTCGTCAAATATTCGACTTAGTGCAGGCGAAGCTCTTCGCTAATGAAGAACTAAAAAAGAATGCTCAAATTAATTCGACGGTGATGAAATGGGCCAATCAATTACAGATTGAGCCGCACACCATCGATGTGGATGCCACTGTTGTATAGGAGAAGAATATGAAACTTACAAAATTAGAATTACTAAATTTTAAAGGACTAAAGTCCTTTGCCATAGATCTTAATGGCGATGTCATAATCCGTGGTGATAATGCCACAGGGAAAACGACTGTATTCGACTCAGTGTGTTGGTTGCTATTTGGCAAAGATAGCCTGGATAGAGCTGATTTTGAAATCAAAACATTGGATGGTGGTGAACCTATCCATAAAGTCAATCACGAAGTAACAGGAACCTTTACATTAGATGAAGGTGGTACTGTTGAGCTTAAACGCGTCTATCGTGAAAAGTACTCTTCCCCTCGTGGTGGTGAAGTTACCTTAACAGGTCACACGACAGATTATTTTGTCGATGGTGTGCCTAAGAAAGAAAAAGAATACAAAGAAATAGTTAGTTCGCTTGTCGATGAAAGCATCTTCAAATTAATCACTAACCCTTTATATTTCAATGAGACGTACTCCTGGCAAAATCGTCGGAAGCTGCTCCTTGAAATGTGTGGCGACATTGACGATGCTGCTGTAATCAATAGTCGTGAAGACTTAAAACGATTAGCAGAGTTATTAGATGGACGCACAGTTGATGATCAACGCAAAGTGATTGCCAGCAAGAAAACAGCTATTAATAAAGAACTGGATATGATTCCGGTTCGTATTGATGAAGCTGTGCGAAATAAACCTGAAGTTATGGCTGATAAAGATAAACTAATCAGTGATATTAAAACTTTATCAACAGGCATTGATGATGTTGAAAAACAAAAGGCAATTATTCGAAACGGTTTTAGCGCCACAGAAAAGCAGTCTAAAATTCGTGATATTAATCGTCAATTAGATGTTAGACGTTCAGATGTACTATCCGATTACCATAAGCGCAAACAACATTTGCGCAGTGAGTACGAAGCTGCACTATCTAAATTAAAGGCGACTGAAGCTGAAAGAGATAGATGTATGGATAGAAGCAACGAGCTTAATAAAGAAATTGAGCGAGAAGCCAAACGCATCGAAACTCTAACAGCTGAATTCAACACATTTAATACTCAGCAGTTTAGTAAAGAGGCTTGCCCTACTTGCGGGCAGCAATTGCCGGCGGATAAGCAGGAAAAACTCGAGGCAGAATTTAACGCTAATAAATCTAAAAAGCTTGAAGAATGGAAAGGCCTTATCGATAGTTCTGCTAAGTTAAAAGGAAATTATGAAGAGCAGCAGAAAACGATGACGTTGAAAGCTGACGGATTAATAGATGACATTACCCTACAAAGCAAGGAGCGAGATATTAAACGTGAAGAATATGAAGCGTATTCTGAACCTAATGTCGAAGATGATCCTACGTATGCCGATTTAAAAGCACAATTATTTTTGCTCGAGATTGAAGAAGAACCAGGTGCAGACATCGAAGAACTTGCAAAACTCGATAATGAACTTTCCTCCTTGAAATCTAAAAAAGCAAATCTCGAGACTGAATTAAATAAATTCAAATTGATTGATGACATTGAAAATCGTGTTATCGAATTAGAAAATCAACAACAAAAACTTGTTGCCGAAAAGAATGAACTGGATGAAGCCTCTTATCTGATGGATGAATTCGTTAAGGCTAAGGTCAATATGCTTGAAGAAAGCATTAATGCAAGGTTCAAATTAGCACGATTCAAGATGTTTAATGTTATGTTAAATGGCAATGTTGAAGAATGTTGCGAAACTACCTATAAAGGGGTGCCATACCGCAGCATGAATAATGCAGCACGCATTAATGTAGGTTTAGATATCATTAACGCATTGACTAGCTATTTTAAAGTTAATGCTCCGGTGTTTATTGATAATGCCGAAGCTGTTACTGACTTTATCCCTGTTAATAGCCAAACAATTAAATTAATCGTTGACGAATCAGAACCTCATCTGGTTGTTAGGGAGGTATAGGTATGACTGACTTACAAATTTTTAATAATGATGCATTTGGTCAAATTCGTATTTTAGAAAAAGATAACGAATTGTGGTTTGTAGCAAAAGATGTCGCTGATACTCTCGGATACCAAAACGGTAGTCGAGATGTAAACCGACATACTGATGAAGAAGATAGAATAAAGACAATGGTATTTGATGGCAATCAAAATAAAGAAACAATTTTGATTAATGAAAGCGGACTTTATTCCCTGGTACTATCCAGTAAACTACCAACGGCAAAACAATTTAAACGATGGATTACGTCGGAAGTGATTCCTCAAATTCGTAAGACTGGTACTTATAGCATGAACATTCCAAAGTCATTACCTGAGGCTCTTAGAGCTTACGCAAATGAGGTGGAATCGCACAATGCTACCAAAGCTATTGTAGCTCAGCAAGAGCAGCAGATAGCAGAATTTAAACCGGTTAAGGATTACGTGGATAAAATCTTGTCTAGTAAGTCGTGCTTAACTATCACACAAATTGCCGCTGACTACGGCATGAGTGCTCAAGAATTAAATAAGATTTTGCATGAAGCTGGCCTACAACGTAAGGTCGGTGATCAATGGATTCTCTACAAGCAGCATATGTCTAAAGGTTTTACTAAATCCGAAACCTTTACATTCTGCAGAAGTGACGGTCGCTTAGATTCTAAAATCACCACTAAATGGACGCAAAAAGGCCGTTTAGAAATCCACAATATTTTATCTAATTTAGATATCCACGCTGTATGTGAAAACGTGGCATAGGAGGTACATAATGGCAAATGAAGTAGCTGTAAAACAACATACAAATTTACCTGGCTTTCAATCTGCAGAAGGATTTGAACTATTACAACGACAAGCAAAGATGTTTACACATTCCACGTTGGTCCCTCAACAATTCCAAGGTGAACAGAATATGGGAAATGCTATTATCGCATTAGAAATAGCGACACGAATGAACGCTAGCCCATTAATGGTAATGCAGAATTTATATATCGTATATGGCAATCCTGGGTGGTCTTCAAAATTTTTGATTGCAACGTTTAATCAATTTGGTCGTTTTGAAGCTATTAAATACAAACCTACTGGCGAAAAAGGAACAGACTCTCAAGGTATTATTGCTTACACTCGTGAAAAGGGGTCAGATGAAATTATCGCAGGCCCTGAAGTAACAATCGCATTAGCTAAGCAAGAAGGCTGGTACGACAAAAAGGGCTCTAAATGGAAAACTATGCCGGATCAAATGTTACGTTACAGAGCTGCAGCATGGTTGATTAGAACTACAGCGCCTGAAATTTCAATGGGGTTACAAACTGCAGATGAAATTATCGATGTTGAAGGAAAGGTTATTGATACGGCTGATATAGTTGCTGAAACTATTAATCAAAATGCTAATAGCGAAGTAATCGATATTGAACCTACACCTACCAGTGAATTTGTAAATCCGGAAACTGGCGAAGTAGTCAATATGTTTGGTGATTAATTGTGATTAGTATTCAAGCATTCGGTAGTAGCTCAAAAGGGAACTGCTACCGAATTCAAACCTCAACCAATGGTGATGAACTGCTACTTGATGCAGGGTTGTCTTTTAAAGAAATTCAACGCTATTGTCGCTTTAACTTTCTACACTTATGTGGTACTTTGCTCACACATCAACACGGAGACCATAGCAAAGCCGTAAATGATCTATTAAAGCTAGGTCACCGCGTGTATATGCTAAAAGATACTGCAGACGCGCTATATGTAGCAGGGCATCATAAAGCCATCTATATTACGCCTAGGGTTCAATTTACAATAGGTAATTTTAGTATTTTACCATTTGAGTTAGAACATGACGTTCCTAATATTGGATTTCTAATTTCTGATAGTGAAGAGAAACTGCTATATATTACCGATACCTATTATTGTAGGTACACATTTAAAGATGTTGATCACATCATGGTTGAATGTAACCATTCCTATGAAATCCTAAACCAACAAGTAGATGCTGGTTACCTGGATGAAAAACGAATGGAACGATTAATTCAATCTCACTTTTCGCTAGAAAACGTCATTAAATTCCTCAAATCTATGGACCTAACTAAGTGTCAAGACATACGGCTACTACATTTATCAGATAGCAACTCAGATGCAGAAACATTTAAGCAAGCTGTTCAAGCTGCTACTGGTAAATTAGTAATCGTAGAACAAGAAAGGAGTCCTTTATGATTATTAAATCAATAGCAATCACAGATAACGATATCAGCATTGCGTATCAAAAACCATCCGCTACAGGGTTAACGGATGTATTCACGCTAAAATCTAAGGATGATCCACGTCCTGAACTGCTGCAAGCATTCAGCAAACTGCAGTCTATTGTGAAGAAAAA